ATCCCTCAACAACCATAATTTTGCCCTCTAGTTCTGGTGTTTGCCATTCGATTGTTTCGCCTTTGGTTGTCGAACTCTCGGACGGTGCGCCAAACTGTACCTTGTATAGCCATGTAGCTACATAATAAAATTTGCCACGCAATTTTTTAACCATTACATAGCCAATTCCCACATTTGGTGCTTCGGATTGCCCTGAACTTCTAATGACTTTAACGCCATCAACTTCAACAATTTTCTGACCTAGTAGTTTTTGTTGGATTTCTTGCCCTTCTTCTGGAGTGTCACCAAAATCATCAATTCCAACAGTAATTGTTCCGCCAGTAAATGATTTGTCTGTTTCAGCTACTCCATCATCTGCATATAGTGGGTTGTCTGCTACTTCGATTGATAATTCAGCTGACATCATCTTACCAATTTTAAATCCTGTTTTATATGTAGGTGCGGCACCAATTTCTTGCGTGTCGATTTCTGCCGCTACTAAATGCTTTAATCCTATTTTAGCCATATTATATCAGTCCTTTCGATTTTAAATAATTGTCGAATACGTCTTGCATTGCGATGTATGACGTAACCTCTGCCTTTGTGTTTATGTTGTCAACAAATCTTGTTCCTTTTTTTGTCGACTTGCCATAATGCAAAACATATGCTTTTTGTGCATTGCTGCTCCCTTTTCGGTCTTTGCCCTGTGGATAGATTTCACGCTTTGGACCTTTTTTGGTTTTCTTGGATACCCCAACGCTGTCGCGCATATCGCCTGTTTTAACGTGATTTTGCTTTACGATTTCCGTTTTCCATTCTTCAATGGTTTTTTCTGCCCCGGCGTCTAGCATTTTATCAATCAAATCTTCGTTCTCAAATTCACCCATTTTCTTCAAATCGTCGGCTAGTTTATCAATACCGACAACTGTCATTTTCGCCATTAATTCACCTCCACAGACCATGCGTAATGTGTGTAGTTTGTGTCCTCTTCGTATATAATTTCCACGTCATCATATGCGATTTCATTTTCATCAAATATAACTTCCAATTCTGCTGGGAATTCGTCATATTCTTTTTTTGTGAAATAATCTACTGCTATTCGGTGGCAGTTTTCAGCGGTTTTATTGTCTGCTCTAAGAGATTTCCTCCCCACCTCATACCACACTAAATAATTATCAGATTGCTGATAGGCTTCGTTATGAAAAACTTTGCCAGGCAATGCCGCCAACAGCATATCCCTAAATTCACGCAAATTCATATTTAGCCTCCAGTCTAGACAGTGATAACAGGCTGGTTGCTGGTAATGTGTCTTTTTTATGCTGTACTTGGACTATGGCATACTGTGTTGTATCTGCTCCGATAATTGCTACATCTTGCGTCGATATATCCCTTTGCATTTTTACGGATATTAATTCGTTCAATTTTATTTGTGCCTGCATAGCCTCATAATTACGTTGTATGCCTATAGTCTGATAATTAAATCTTAGTACATACTTTAGACATAGTCCATCTTTTGGTCTATCGCCTGGCTCTGCTATGTTTTTGACGGTATAGATTTTTACTATACCGTCATTAAACGTTTTGAAATTTCTTTTTGTTTCGGGAAGGCTTACAATGTTACTCATCTACATCATCCTCCAAAACAATATCCGCTGTTTGATATTTCGCCCTCAACATCATCAGTTCATCGGCAAAATTCACCTTAAAATGTTCAAACGCATTATTGTAGATATATCTGATACAGTCAAACAATAACTGCTTTTCGTCAGTTTCTGTTTCAAAATCAATTTCAGCACCTGCATATGATTGCACGGTGCTGATTGCTCTTGATATTATCCCGTTCAGTTTTGTATCTGTATCATCATCTTGCCATGTAATATCTAGATAGTTTTTGACTTCTGTCAGCAATTCAGCTGGCATGTTATCACCTCTATTTTTTGGCTATCCGATTTGATTTTTTTGTGGTTTTTACATCAGTAGATTTGCTTTGCATATCGCCAACAGCAACTACAAGCTCACCAACCTTTGCAGAGTTAATCTCCTTAAATCTATCATCGGTTACCTCTATCTCTTGACCGATTTTATAGACAAGCTTTGAGTGCTTGTCTATAAACGGTTTAACAACTTTAACTAGCATTATTTTCACCACACATTAATTAAACTTTAGGCATGTAATCAATAACAACTACATATGCCTCACTTACACCATCGATAGCAACTGTAATTACCACAACATTTTGCCCTGGTGTCAAAGTAAGCTTAAATGTACCATCAGTTTCAGCCGTCACTCCTGTACCGTTTAGTTTAACCGTTACAGTAGCAGTGCTGTCATTTGGTGTAACATCAAGCACAGCAGCATTATTATCGCCTGTAGTTGATACATCAGCTACCGATCCTGTGTAATAGTGGATATCGCCATTGACAACGCCTATGTTAACTGCATTCGATTTCTCGTCTGTAATCTCGATATTAGCGACTTTTGCGTCTACATATCCAGCAACTCTTACTATTTTATGCACCGGCTTAATGCCTGATATATCCAAATACAAAAAGCTTGTATTGTCAATCGGTCTACCTGTACCATATAGTTTAGTCAAGTAAATCCTGTCATCCTCTAAAAATTGATACTCATCAGAGTAGTCAATCTTACCATCTCTGCCAGTTCCAAGCACAGCAAGATATCTGTCGGCGATACCAATCACAGCCTTGCCTTGCTCCATGTACGCGGATTGGATAACCTTAGTAGGGAATGGGAATATATTGCTAACATACCCACCCTCTAATGTCTGATGTGTAGTCGCTGGGAAAATCTTAGTTAAATAATCAACTGGGTTAACAATTAAAATTACCTCAGTTACATTTCGATTTAATCCATTTGGTCCTACTGCGAGCTGTGAAATCAAACCACCATAGCCAGCTGGAGAAAAATCACTAATCGGGATTGCGACTTTAGCCGCGTAACCATTAGCCACATCATAGTTTGACAAATCTCTAATCATACCAATTGGCTCATAGATACGATTGGCAGAGTCCAATGCACCCTCTGCTACACCGCGACCATTAATAACACCATCCTCAAAACCATTAGCAATAGCCTCGATAAAGATTGCTCTTACATACCTATCAAGCCAAGCAGGTCCTAAATCGAGCATCGCCTTGCAAATAGGGATAAATGCAGATAATTTGTTTTGCCCGAACGAAATCTTGTGGAATGATGCACTCAACTCTTTTGAGATTTTACCGCAAAGTTTACCCCATACAGCTTTAAATCTGCCATCCATGCTAGAGTATAGATACTCAACCATTGCCTCCGCGTTTTTAAATTGAATAACATTTAAAAGCGGGTGACTCTCTGTGATATCCTCAAAAATAGCATCTATAATTGTTTTAGGTAAAACATCATTAAAACCACTCAACGCTTGCTTAGGGTTGTCTGACTTCATAGCACTAATAACTTTTTGGTAATAGTTGTTCTCTTCGTTTGTGAGCACTCTCACACCCCTACCGGCAAGTATTGTATTATCTGCTACTTGCATTGTGCCTTGCGCTTCTGCGATTACAGCCTGCTGTATTGTGTCAGCTAAGTCCGTAAATGATTTAGCAAACTTTTCTTCGTCACCCGTTTTTACTGCGTCTGTCAAATCGTTAAAAATTTGTGTTTTTTGCTTATTAATATCATCTAAATTTCTCATATTATCGTACCTCACTTTTAATTAGTTTTGTTTTTTTTGGATTGCATCTAACAGCTTTAACAGCTTGTTTTCTTGTTTTGGTTCTTCTTGTTGTTCTGTCTGCTTTGATTCAAGCGAATCCGCAGACATGATTTCTGCAAGCCTGTTGATTACATCATCAACATTTACTACCTGCATTGGCTGTATAGACGCTGTAGACTGATAAGCAGGTTGCTTGTCTTGCTGGTTGTTGATAATTTTATTAATTATGCTTTGCCTTACACTTTGGCTTGGGTTTTTGCTGTTTTCAACTGTCTTAATCGACGTTGCAAAGCCTTTTTCAAGAGCCTCTTGTGGTGTGATCCATGTTTCATTGTCTAACATAGCTTTAATTTCTTCTTCTGACAGATTTGTGTGCTCTTTGTACGCTGCTATTGATGCGCTTGTTATTTTATCTAAATCATCAGCTGTTTTGCGTAATTCGTTTGCATCGCCAGCAGTGCTCGTCCATGCATTGTGTATCATCAGCAGAGATGCAGGGTTCATAACGCGAGTATCACCAGCCATAAAGATTACAGATGCCGCACTACACGCAAAACCATCACATATAGTTTCCACTTTAGCTTTGTGGTTTTTTAGCGTGTTATAAATCGCCAAACCCTCTGCAACCTCACCACCGTATGAGTTGATATGTACGTTAATTACATCAACATCTAATCCTTGTAATTCTTTTGACAACGTATAGCTTGACACATCACTTTCAAGCCATTCCCACGATGTGATATCACCAAAAATATAGATGTCTGCCGTTTGCCCATTAGTTGTAAGTGCATAGTATTTATTCATTATTCTCACCACCTTTCAAGTTCGCATCGCCTGTGGCTGCGTAATTTTCTATATCTTGATAATTCTTTGTTATCCAGTGCTTTTCACTCCAATCTTCTTTGATTGCAGTCATACCAGCTTTTTCCCTTGCCTCATCAATGCTAGCAAATCCGCATGAGATAAGCTTATCGATGTTAGTTGCAATATCAAAAATATCAATATGTTTAATGCATGTTGTATCTGCATCAATATAACTGCCTTTGATTACATCATCAGGCTTAAACAGTTTACTCGTCATTTCCTCGCTCGCCATATTTGCTAACGGGTCAATACAAACTGTTAGCATAATATCAAATGCATCTTTTAGTCCTGCAACTTCGCCGCGAACCAAAGCAGGAGGAATTTTATAAGCCTGTGCAACTCTACTCATAGCATCATCAACCAAACTCTTAATGTCGGTTATTTCACTAGTTGATTTTTTAACATTATCCGTTGTTTGTGGTACGTATGTTAAACCTTTCCACAATGGCAATACTGCGTTTTTGCTAGTGAAATATGACTTAAATTTATTTTTCATAAGGTCAGCAAATTTATCTTCAAAGTCTGGTTCACCTCTAGCAATAGCATCAACGTTTAAGATACCTTTTTGTCCTCCAGATTTAATGTACTTATCCGACGCCTCCGAAATCAGCTTGTTGTATAATCCAAAAACATTTGATATTAAGCTTTTGACGTTTGAATTTGCATACTTCATGTACAAAACTTCGCTAGAGTTAAACGTCTTGTTGAATGTTATATCGCCCCTTGAAACTTCGCTGAATACGCTGTCTATAATTGCATTTTCTTTCATGTTAAAATCATCAGCTATAATTTTTTGCCCGCCAATATCAACAATTAAAACTTCTTGATAATACAATAGCTTGCAATAAACTTCATGCCAAAACTGTGTAGCGTTTTGGTTTTTGTTTGGTTTGACATTCAGCGAGTACCACTCATAACCTCTGAATTCTTTGAATTTATCATAGGTTTTAAATTCGCATTTTGATAACAAGCTAGCTATCATTTCAATGGTGGTAAAAACTGCAAAACTTTCAATAGCGAAATTTAGTTCAGCTTGTGAATAATTCGATATTTCTATTACTCCACCGCTTTTGGTTTTACTAAAAAGCTTACTTAAAAAATCTTTAAAAACTCCTATTGTTTTCACCACCTTTCGCTAATAAGTATAAACTTGCATTAAGTCGGTTGTATCTGCTTTATCTGATTTATTAGACTTGTACTGGTAAGTATCTAATATATCAGCCACACATTCAGCCATAACAAACGCTTTAAAGCCATCTGTTTTTCTTGGCTTTGGGTCAATTTTCCCATACGTCATATTTCCAGCAGGACTGATAATAATTTTTGAATTGTTACAGTACCAACGCATTAATTCGTTATCACCCCATGCGAATTTGTGATTAATAAAACCACTTGTTATAGTCGGTATTATTTTCATTTCATCTGACGGTCTGATTTTCGCAACGTTATTAAAATCTTTTTCAGCTGAAAAATATATATCCCTCAACGCTTTTGATAGTAGCTGATACCTATAACTATCAATTCCAATTTTAAGTATCTGAGAATTTCGTTTTCCCGCCTCATTAGCTAACCATATTGCAGGCAGTTCTGGAGGGATTTCTCTTGCGTCAACAAAAGTTAATAACCCTTTTCGTTCCCATGCCTTTAAATCTGCCTTAACTCTTGGCAAATCTCTGCATTCTTTGCATACCCATGTATGCGTTATCCAGTAATCCTTGCCATTAACCCTATATAACAATCCAGCCGCTAAAAAGTCTGTTGTTTGCATATAGTCTATACCGGCGACACAAGGCATACCTTTTAACAGGTTTTCGTC